CTGCAACTCGCGATCGACTCGGGCTTCGCCACCACCGAGGTGTACCAGTGGGCCCGGCGACAGGGCGGCCGCGTGTTGGTGATCAAGGGCGACGCGCGCGCACCAGCTCTGCTCGGTGCTGCGGCTCCGGTGGACGTGGGGCCGCTCGGCGCGAGGATCAAGCGCGGTATCCGCGTCTGGCCGGTCAACTCTGGCATGGCGAAGGAGGAACTGTACCGTTGGCTGCGCCTGGATCGCCCCACGGATGAGGATCTCGAAAGGGGCGTTCCGTTCCCGGCTGGTTACTGCCACTTTCCGAAGTACAGCGACGAGTACTTCAAGCAGATCACCGCAGAGCAGCTCGTCACGAAGCTAGTGAAGGGCTATCGCCGGCACGAGTGGCAGAAGATGCGCGAGCGCAATGAAGCCCTCGACTGCCGCGTTTACGCACGCGCGGCCGCGGGCCGCATCGGAATTGATCGCTTCCAAGAGAAGCATTGGGCGGAACTGGAGCGGCGCGTAGCGGTGTCGCCCGCGAAGGACCCTAGGCCGCAGGCGCAGCGGACGCCGGTGGCGCAGCCCCGCAACCAGGTTCGCTTCAAGGTGGAGATCTAAAATGCCGTTCAGCCAAGTCGACCTCGATGCCCTCGATGCCGCGCGCAAGCAGGGCGCGAAGCGAGTCCGGTTCCAGGACCGCGACTTCGAATTCGACACGATCGATGACTACATCAAGCTCCGGAACCTGATTCTCAACGACATCGCCCAGCAGAACGGGCCTCAGCAGGTCCGCCAAGTGCGCATCTACACGAATTCGGGGTGGTAATAGGGTCAAACCTGTGCCGGTCGTCTGCCGAGTCTCGAATGGAGCCAGTCCCATCGGTTCTCATACTGAGCCAGTCTGGCATGCAAGTGCTGCGGCGCAGTGGTCCAGGTCCAGTGTTTGCCTTGTGTCCAGGACTTTGTTTCACGACTGCTCTCTGGCACCAGCGAAATAGCCTCAGCGTGGTCGAAGAGAAAAAAACGCGGCTGCGCTGCGGCGTTCCAAACCACCGCATACACCAATCCATGGAACCTCTCGTATCCTTGGTCCACCTCTAGAGCAGTTCCGGAATGCACTTTCACTTGGACGGGAACGGCCGCGAAGGGTTCGCCCGGTGAATCCGAGAAAACGATCAGGTCAATGCCTCTATCACGAATTGGGCGTGCAACTTCAAAGCCTTCTCGGATCAGCGCTACCGTCAAGGCCGCAGTTCCAACGATCTCAACTTGCTGTTCGTCCACTGACTTCGCCCCCAGTTTCGAAGAGGCCGAGCAAGCGGCGCACACTCTGCTCGGCTCCCGGATTTTAGCACCAGTAAAAGGGTCCTATCGCCTTGCCTATCGAAACGCTGATGTCGCTGGCCCGCGCCGCCGGCCACGAGCCCCCATCCGTACCGCGCGCGCCGCGTGGAACACGGAGCATGGGAGCGACGCCGTTCGACGCCGCCGGCAAAGGACGGCGCGGGTACGGCTGGAACCCGAGTTACCTCGGACTCAACACGCTCCTGTTCTCTCACGGGCTGGAGCTGCTGACCCGGAACCGCGACGCCATCCGCAACAGCGCGTGGGCGGCGGGAGCGGTGGATTCATATGTGGCGAACGCGATCGGGCGCGGCATCCGGCTGATCCCGCAGCATCCCGACGAACAGGTTCGCGAACTGATCCGGCAGAAATGGGCGCGATGGATTCGGGAATCGGATGTCGAGTACGACCCGCGGAATCCCGCTTCGGGGCAGACCGACTTCTATGGCCAGCAGATGATCATCGCGCGCGAGGTGATGGAAGCCGGCGAATGCTTCGTGCGCTTCAGGCCGCGATCGCCAAAGGAGGGATTGTCGGTCCCGCTCCAGTTGCAGTTGATCGAGGCGGAACAGCTACCGCTGTGGCGCAACCAGCCGACACCGGACGTGCCGGAGGCGAACCGCGTCCGCTGCGGAGTGGAGTTCCGGCCGGACGGGCGCCGCGCCGCGTATCACTTCTGGCGGGCGCACCCGGGCGAGACGATGTTCTATCCGCTCGAGGCGCTGCAGGTGGAGCGTGTGCCGGCGACCGACGTTCTCCACGTCTACAAGCCGATACGCGCCGGCCAGTTCCGCGGCCAACCCTGGCTCACGACGGTCCTGGCGAAGCTCTACGAACTGGAGCAATACACGGATGCCGAGATCGTCCGCAAGAAGATCTCGGCTATGATCACCGGCTTCATCAAGCAGGTGAGCCCCGACAACCCGGTGATGGCCCCGGACCAGACGTCGACTGGGCAGAGCCAGGCCGACCCGGGGACCCAGATCTCCAAGCTGGAGCCGGGCACCTTTCCGGTGCTGGGCTTCGGCGAAGAGGTGCAGTTCGCCGAGGTCAAGGACAGCGGGGATTACAAAGCCTTCGTGCGGGCCTGCCTGCAGGCGTTCGCGAGTGGCGCCGGTCTTGCCGAGTACCAGATCAGCGGGGATCTTTCGGGGATCAACTACTCGTCGATCCGCGCCGGTCTATTGGAGTTCCGCCGCAAGTGCGAGCAGTTTCAGTATTCAGTCTTCATCTACCAGGTTTGCCATCCGATCTATCGCCGCTGGCTGCGCGAAGCGATGCTCGCGATGGTGTTCGGCGTCGAGTTGCTGAACGCCTACGACAAAGACCCCGCACCGTTTGAAGAGGCGCAGTGGGTGACGCCGGGCTGGCCGTGGGTCGATCCAGAGAAGGACATGAAAGCCGCTGAGCGCGCGATCCGCGATGGACTCTCGACCCGCTCGATCGAATGCGCTGCGCAGGGGTATGACGCAACCGTGATCGATGCCGAGCAGAAGGCCGACAACGACCGCGCCGATCGGCTTGGCCTCTCCTACGACTCCGATGGCCGGAAGATCCTCACGGGACGAAACGCCGGGATGACCGAGGAAGAAGTGGAGAAGGACGCCGCGAGCGGAAAGGTGGAAGTGCAGTGACGTTGACTCACGTCGCATCCCGGTTCGTGAACTGCCCGCTGATGATTCACCCGCCCAAGTTGGAAGTGATCATCAAAGCGCTCGGGCCCCGCCTGGGGTTCGACCCCGATGCCGTGCTGGCCCGGCGCGTGCCCATGGATGCGACGGCCACGCTGATGGCCCGCTACTCGGACGCCGGCGACGAACGGGACTACGCCGTGCTGGACGGCGTCGCCGTGGTGCCGGTTCAGGGGACGCTCCTCAAGAAGGAGTCGTTCCTGTCAGCGTGGAGCGGCGCCAGTTCATACGAGCAGATCCAACGGCAGGTGGCGCGTGCGGTGGACGACGCCAGCGTGCGCGCCATCCTGCTCGACATCGATTCGCCTGGCGGGGAAACGACGGGTTGTTTCGAACTTGCCGACTACATCTACTCGATTCGCGGCGTGAAGCCGGTTTATGCTGCCGCGAACGACATCGCCCTGTCGGCCGCCTACGCGATCGCGAGTTCCGCCAGTCGCGTGTTCGTGACCAGGACCGGTGCGGTCGGGTCGATCGGCGTGTACGCGCTGCACGTGGACCAGTCGGAGTTCGACAAGGACATCGGCGCAAAGTACACGTTCATCTTCGCCGGCGACAAGAAGGTCGACGGCAATCCGCACGAGCCGCTGAGCGAGAGCGCCAGGAGCGACATCCAGACCGAGGTGGACCGCGAGTACGCGATCTTCGTCGAAACCGTGGCCCGGAATCGCAAGGCGGCGACGAAGGCGATCGTGGCGACGCAGGCAGGCCTGCTGTGGGCCGAGAACGCACTGCCGCTACTGGCCGATGAAGTGGGCACGATCGATGACGCTCTGACCGGGCTCGCGAAGGTCGCGGGCGCCAGGACGAGAAGTTTCGCGGCAATGGCCGCAATTCCAAACGAAGGAGAGCATATGAACGAAGAAGTGCAAGCCCTCGCCGCGAAAAAGGAATGCGACGAAAAGGCTGACGACAAGAAGTCCAAGAAGGACGACGCCAAGGAGCGCGAGAGCAAGAAGCCTCCCGCCGACGACGACGAAGACGATAACGACGAGGAGGAGGTCAAATCCAAGAAGGCCGCCGCCCCGCTCATCTTCGCCGAACCGTTGAAGGCCATGCGTGCCGAAGCCGACATTCAGGCCATCGCGGCTCTCTGCAAGGTGGCTGGCTACCCGGAAAAAGCCGCCGAGTTCCTGATGCAGAAGAACTCGCGCGGCGAATACATGAGCGTCGCGGAGGTCAGCGAGGCCCTGACCAGTTCCCGTGTCGCGGAAAGCGAGAAACACATGATCAGTTCGCACGTGAATCCGAACGCGGGCTCCGGCGGCGTCCAGGAACTCGAGGCGCAGTCGGTCGCTCTCGCGCGCCAGAACCGAGGCCAAGTGACTCCCGGATTGTACGTCTCCGGAACCGCCACCAAGGTCACCAAGGAGCGTGCCTACGCGCAGATGCTCGAAGAGCACCCCGAGGCGTATGCCGCGTTCCGCGCACAGCACAACGCCAAGGGTCTCATCGCCACGCTGGAGGCGGCCGGCGTCCGCCTGGCGCGGTAACCACACCAACAGAAGGAGCACACCACCATGGCTTACGAACAGACTCTTCACACCATCAGCGCTCCGGCGAGCGCGGACCTGAGCGCTTCTCAGTTTTGCTTCGTCGCAGTGAACTCAAGCGGGCAACTTGCCCTGCCGTCGGCGGGCGGTGATGCCGAAGGCATTCTGCAGGACAAGCCCAACGCGGCCGGAGTCGCCGGCGAAGTAGGCATCCTCGGCGTCAGCAAACTCGTCGTCGGCACCGGGGGCGTCACTGCCGGCGATCTGCTCGCGACGGACACCAACGGCAAGGCGGTCACCGCCACCACCGGCAACAAAATCCTCGGCCGCGCGCTGGCCACCGGGGCCGCGGGAGCCATCATCCCGGCGCTCATCCAGCAGAAGGGCAAGCTGTAGATCGTCAGCGGCCCGATCACTTCAGAAAAGGAGAAAACTTAAATGCCTCAACCGACTTTGGGCGATGTCCACGTGAACCGCCCGCTGACGAACATTTCCGTGGCGTACAGCCAGGAGGCGGCCGGTGTGGAGTTCGTTGCCGACCGCGCCTTCCCTGGGATTCCCGTCGAAAGCAAGAGCGACCTGTACTACACCTACAAGCGCGCCGACTTCAATCGCGACGAAATGCAGAAGCGCGCGCTCGCGACCGAGTCCGCCGGCACCGGCTACGGGCTCGACTCGACGGGCACCTACAGTTGCGACGTCTGGGCGCTCCACAAGGACGTCGACGACCAGATCCGCGCGAACAGCGATTCGCCGCTTTCGCCCGACCGCGATGCGACCATCTTCCTCACCAACAAGGCGCTCATCCGGCGCGAGAACGTCTGGGCCGGGAACTACTTCAAGACCGGCGTGTGGACCGGCGAAGTGGCCGGCCAGGCGACCGCTGACTCGACGCACGTCGTGTATTGGGATTACGCCACCGCCAGTCCCATCACCGACATCCGGCACGCCAAGACACAAGCGCGGCTGAACTCGGGCGGCTTCGTGCCGAACATCGGCGTCTTCTCGCGCCCGGTGTTCGACAAGCTGGTTGATCACCCCGACTTCATCGACCGCACGAAGTATGGGCAGACCGCGCCGAACCCGGCGATGGCCACCCGTCGCATCATCGCCGAGATCCTCGAACTCGAAGAGGTCCTGGTGATGGACGCGG